CCCCTCGATAGTGTTTGAATCGGTAAAGCGTGCGAACTCATTAGCATTAGGCGTGTTGGCAGTGTCTACCGTACCGCCGCCCGAAGTAATGGATTCGACCGTTGTTCCGTTTACTGAAAAGTAGATGATATTGTTCGATACATCTACGCCGATCTCGCCCGCAGCGAGTTCCCCGTTTGTGAAAGCTCCAGCCTTTCGCTTGTGCTTGATGACAATCCCGGCGGCCATATTTTATCTCCTTATCTAAACCAATCCCCCATCTAAAATGAGGTCGTCATTTTCTAACTGTCCAATAATGTTGTAAGCGTTCAATGTAAGATCGCCGCCGAGTTCCGGTGAAGGATCTTCTACCAGCGAACCTAACCCTGCACCACCGCTTCCCGTGGCGTCCGTATCCACCCAAAGAACGTCAGTTGTAGGTGGCTCGTCCTCATCCACGTACACGGCAACCGGGCCTTGTTCGCCGTCCTCGCCAGCCGGGCCTGCCACTCCTTGCGGGCCTTGTGAACCTGTGGCTCCTGTCGCCCCGGTTGCTCCAGCGGGGCCAGTAGAGCCGACCGGACCTTGCACGCCAACTTCAAGTAACGTCGCTTGAGGGTTTATCAGAACTTCAAGCGTGATAGCCGGTTCCGACGCTATCTCAAGCGTGGTCGAAGTGGTTGTTATCTCTAGTGTGGTCGCCGCCATTTATGCCGCCTCGATCTTGAATTGTTTCTTAAACAAAAGATGCTCTAACCCATCGCCGCCAACGTACTTAAGGACTCCGACAACATCCGAAGCCACGCTGAATGTATCCGTTTCTTCATCTGTGATCTTTAGCAATATCGTTCCTGCCACGGCGGAAACAATGGTTAGCTGTGACCCTAAAGCCGTCGCCGCTTCTCCGCTGGTGAGAGTTAATAGAGTCGTTTCGCCTTCCTTTAGGCGGAACTCCACCGTCATTCCTGTTAGGTTGATCGGTGTGTAAGGGGACTCCGTGAGCCTCCACGTCATAGGCCAAACGAACGAGACGCCTTTATAGATTTTGTAATGATTAATGATCGCCATATTCTGCCTACTGATGCGTGAACATTACTCCTACTGATAGCGAAATTGTTTGTCCTGCCGGGACGTTGGTACTAACCCCTCTGTCCCAATAACCTATTAACGGGTCGCCTGATGCCGTGTTGTTGTACAGAATGAAATATCTTCCGGTTATTCCCGCCCCTGATGCCGTCCAGACCAGCGGGAACGTGCCCGATACCGTTAACACGCCTAAAGAGTCCGAGCCGGTGTTTGCCGTATCCATTCCGCCTGCGGTGTATCCGTTAGCGGTTGAAAGCTCGCCAACGTCTGCCAGTACCGTGTGCGTGGATAGGTTCGGCGTGGTGTTTGAGATTGCCACACGAAGCTCGTGCGTCGTGCCTACAAGGTCGTGAACGCCTGCTCTGAGGTCAGAGTTGAAGCAGTAATATTTAACTAGATCGGGCATATAAATTTACGCAACGGTTATCGTTGCCTCTCCAAATGTCGTTGTTGATGTGCCGGTGTTCCCGTCCGTGTTATTCCAATTGATGCGGGCCTTACCTCCGCCGCCGATGAATGACACGCCTGTATTACCGATAATCAAAATGTCTGTCGGCGTTCTGCCAGCGTCCGCCGCTTCCTCAGCTATCACGGGAATAGTTCTTTCCACTATCGAATCGTCATACAAAGTATTAGCGAATATCGGGGCAGTGAAAGTTACTGTTGGCAGTCCTGCTTTGCTCAAAGAGTATTGCCGCGATTCGATTGACACGGGAAGATTGAACACGCCTGAGCCTGCGTCCGTGATCGCTACAACATCGAACTCTTCGAGCAATAACGCCTCCCTTGTTGCCGTCCATTTGTACCGGAAATTAGCGTCACGGTTCTCTGCCAGCAGTCCAAAAGCGATTCTTTGAGCCTGGAAGAAGTTATCTATTCCATAGCCGTTGATCTCCTTTTTCTCTACCTTTCGGATCTTCGCCTGATGCTGTTTGTCGTGAACCCTTAGCTCAATCCTTCGGTAATCATCCGACGCGTCTCGATAAGCAAGATCAATGCGGTTATGCCGCTTCTTTTGGTCGGATAGTGACCATTCGTATGAAGCTCTGAGAACGTTTGAACGCGACGTGCCTGAGCGTGATTCCTCTCTATCCGAGAACACCGCCATTACCCGCATCATTTCCGTGCCGGTTCGGTTTACGTCCGGGTGTACGGGGTCATCCAGTTTCGGCAAGCTGCCAAAGATAAAGCTTGAACCATCATTCTCGGAATGAAAGCGTATCTTGTCCGAATACGGTGCGGGCGAAATGTACCAGCAGACAGTACAGCCGGACGGTGGTGTGACTGCTGCAACCTCAATATCCCAATTAGCCGCGATAGTTCCTTCAAAGTAGGGTGAAAGTAAGGTTTGATTACCGTCCTCGTCCTTGTAGGTGTACGCAACTCGATACGGCCCGGAATCCAGCGGGCCAGGGTTTATGCCGTTCAATACAGGTGCAACGGTAGGATCGGCAACGGGTGCGGAGTGAGCCTTTTCTAAGGGAACATCTACCTCTAAGTTGCCGAACAATCCCGTAATAGTTACCGTGTCCGCTAATACCTCGAATCTAAACCGCCGATTAAGCTTCGGATGCCCTGCGAACGTACCAGCAAGGAACGATGCGACCGTTTCCGGCGTGTCCGCTGTGGTTGGGGTGTAAGGTATTTCGTAACCGTCCAGCGTGACCGTGTAGGGTGTTCCGTTCGTAGCCGCAGCAATCTCAATCGTTGCCGTTGCCGGGGTGCTTGCACCGTCACATCCTGAGAACCCCGTGATAACTACGTCCGTGGCTTCGTTGGTCGTCAGGGTTACGTCGTTCTGGTCGGCATCGTACTCGGCACTAATTAACGTACGAACCTCTGACTTATTCGTGTGTGGGTCGATCAATAAATAATTGCCATCGTTAGCCACCCACGGGCTTACATCGTCAGCTTGCAGAACCGTTTGCCCGATGGTGAACGCGGTCAGCCCATAGCAAAAATCAACGGGCTTTTTATTGTGCATCCGAAGCTTTCCGTTAGCTCCATGCGTGACGAACATCCGGGCAGTCGGGAACACCACCTCACCTAAGAAGTCCACAGCGGGCATCTGTTCATTCACCACGCCATTAAATGTGTAGCGTGTGCGAAGATTGCCTTCTAGTCCGGGCAACGCGTCGGGATATTCGCCGGGGTCAAAACCGCCGCCGCCTCCGCCGTCCTCCGGTAATTCTTCAAATGGTGGTATGCTCATTAAGCTTCTTCCACAAAACTAAAGTCACTAATTGCCGTGTTGAATATCTTCGTGCTGTTAAAGTTCCAGCATGCCGTCGAATACTCGTCATCTATCCAATTCGCGTCGAGATTGAAAAAGTCAGGATCGTTCCAGACAAATCTAGTCACAGCAGCGGGGTTGTTCGTCCACGCTTGGGTATTCCATACACCTGCCGATGGCGTGGTGATAATCAGCCATTCGATGACTGCTACTACCTCTGGTGCAGGGTCGGTAACGTCTAACAATGAGTTATCAGCCGCACCTCTAATGTGAGCCGTTCGTGAATAGTAACCGGGAGCCACCCACGTAGGGTCATCCGGGCCGTTTAGGACACCTGGAAGCCCGTATAATTCAACATAAGACGTGGGATGCAATGGCAATGCAGGGTCGAGCGAACGGGCGTTTATAATGTCCTGTATCGGGCCTTCACCGACCGCCAAGCGTAATTGCAGGAACGGGCCAACATCTACCGCCCCGATCAGCACAAGCATTATCTGCACCCGCCCGAATCCGATAGGAACTGCTTTCTTTGCGTCTAAGTCTGAGTAGCTTGAATAATGCTGTGTAGCAATGACCTGCTTCTTATTCCACCAGCCTAAAAAGCCTCCCCGTTTCTCGATTCTTGGGTAAGTAAATGAACCATACGAAGGCATATGGATAAAGCCTTCAAACTCAGGGTCGTTAGGCGTTCGGCCTTTGAAATCTTCCGGGCCGAATGTGCGTCTAGGGATAACCACATCGACCGAGCCTAAGATAGATTTAGCGTGTACCGTTAAGGATTCCTTATCGCCGGAGCTAGGACGTTCACAGCGTCCGGTGAATAATATTTGAGTATCGGTAAGGGCAACCGACCGCCCGCGTGAAAGTAAGCGGATAACGATAATCAAACCTTCGAATCCCGTACCGCCAAATTCAAACTGAGCGATTTCCCTTGATATGTTCGAGAACGTGACCGATGCCGAATTTATCTCCTCGGTCATCGTGGTTTTTATGTTGCCGAACTTCTGAACTAATCTTGTGTACGTCTCGCCTCTGAAGGTTATTCCCTCGACAGCGGCAAACAATCCGATAGCATTAGGCGGGTCAAAGCCATCTGCACTGGGCACGGCGTTTGAGGCATACAATTCTGTGACCAGCGAGAAGTCCGTTGCTGTGGCTAGAATGCTTTGTAGTGCTGCGTTGTCTATCATCTAAACAGTGCCCCAAGCCTCAATCTCTATTACGCGTCCGTAATTCGTTGTATTGTCCGGCGTGCCCTCTCCGCTGAATCTGAGCTTTGAAGTCGTTAGCGTCAGCCCTGTATGTTCCTTGCGAATATTAGAGTTCGCCGTGACGGTAACGATGTTGTCCCAGGTCGAGCCGTTCCAAGACTCCAAAGTGTAGTTAGTTTGTTTGTAAGAACTGCCCGTGTCCGAAGTAGTTGGGTCGGTGCTGTAGTTCAAACTATCCGCAAGGAAGAACAGGAAGATGGAATGAATCTCACGCTCTGCCCCAAAGTCAACTTCCAGTGTTGGCGGTGTTCCGCCCGTTCCCGAATCCCATCCACCGCCGGGGTTCCACGTGCCTCCGGTGTGCCGTCGCCCATCTACCGCCGCCGATGCAGGGAAGCCGCTCGAAGTGTGCGATGCCGTTGTTGATGCCCCTAGTGCCCAGTTCACTTCGATAGATGCGTTGCCTCCGATGATTACCCAGCCGACGCCGTTTGATTGAAGTTCTGAACGCCCAAAAGGCGAGGTGATCGAGACGGACGGCTGACCGTTGATAAGCTGTGAACTGTAAGCGTCGATAATGATGGAATTACTAGCCGCCGAACCTGAGCCGTCAACAACCTTTATGATCTTTCCTTTGCAAATAGTCGCGTCTGCCAGCGTGACGGTTCTGTCTGCTGTTGTTGAGGTATAAACAATGGTTCCGTCTGCCGTGGTTGCCGTATAGTCGGCATCCGCGACTGTTATCATCTTTTTATCTTCATAAGTCGAAACGATGTATGACGTGCCAGCCGCCAACTCTATTCCGCCAGCGGCTTTATTGTTCGAGTAAACATTGCTCGATTTGATTGTTGCCGTGACGTTTGAAAGAGTGGAGGCCGCGTTCGTTGTCAGCCTGATGCTGAGTCCATTTACAGCATAGATAACGTAATCGACGCTATTGATCGTGATGGTTGCACCCTTGAACAATCGCGGCACGTAGTCCGAGCCGTCCACGTTCACGTCCGGACTGCCTGCCGTGGTATCGACCGTTAGCGTGGTGTTCGTTTCGAGTATTTCCGTTGATTGGCTTATCGGAAGCGACGATGCTAAAAGCTTGTTATCCGCAAAGTCTGTCTCGGTACATCCGGCAATCCGCATCGCCTCAACACCACCGCCACCACAGCCGACGATCTTGTTATTCGTGACGAAAGATTTATGCAGTATGCCCGCTGATATTCCGCACTGCGATGCTCCAATGATCGTGTTGTCATCGACCGTGGCAACGTCGATAGCTGAAAGCTGCAATCCGTTTGCTAGGAATCTATAAGGCTGAAGCAGGTACGAACCTGAGCCTTGCGTTGTGATGTCAACTTCTGTTCCTGCAAGAGCGTCGGCGTAGGACGCAGCAATCTGTACCGTGTCAATGTCGATGAAGATTATCCAGCCGTCGTAGGACGTTCCCGTAAACCCACCAGGCAAAGCACCACCCGAACCGTTATCATCCTTGACTAGAACTATTCTCTGGCCTGTTTGCTTACCGTGGGCGATGCAAGTGATCTCGTTCGAGGTCGTATCTACATCAGTGTGCAGAAACGTGACCGGAGCGTTATTCATTCCGACAATATGATTGCCGGTGATCTTTACGTTCCGCATCACTCGACCGTAAGCTTTTTGAACGGTAATGCCGTTATAGCTGACCTGAGCAAGCCGTCCGTCGATAAGATTGTCCTGAATGTTTAGCCCATCAGAGCCTTCCGTGTTCGTGTTCGGTTCAACGTCGATAATTGCCTGAGCCGATGCCGTTGGCGGTGTCGAGATGACGAAGATGTTCCTTGAAATGTGAACGTTACGCCCGCCGACCGTGCCCATATTCTGCGTCTGCAATCCACGACAGATGTTATCCACGAGATAAACACCGTCTGCCATATAGCCCGCGGTCGAGAATCCGCCCGCGTAGGCCGCGTAGCCGTGCGTATGGTCGAACAAGCAGTCCTTGACCCACCCGTTTCTACAGTTACCTAAGAACACGGCTTGGCGGGATGAATCAACAGCGGTGGATGCGTTGCCTTTGAAGGTAATATCTCTTACAACGATGTTCTCGTTAAATCCGTTGTACGGCGAACCTGCCACACCCGAAGCTCGAACGAATTCAAGATTGTCCGGGCTTTCCTCTATCTCACTCGATCCGATGCCGTCGCCGTAAATGGTCGTAAAATCATTGGCAATGAACATTGACGTGACGGTATCGGGAACGGAGCTTGTGTAACCTCTTCCGCGAATGTGCAAGTCGTGACTGCGTAGTGTTACCTGGTCGGTGAATTCGCCGGGGCTTGTGTGGATGGTCGTTCCGAGTCCGTCCATTCCCGTTGAAAGAATATCTATCCGGTCGCTCAAGGATGCGTTATCAAGGATGTCCGTCGAAATGTCAGGAGGGCACACTGTACCAGACCACGTAATATCACCAGCCGCAAAGCCGCTGAATATCACATCGCTCCCCATTGCTGCCCCTGCGGTCAGCCCTACGCCTTCAAACTCAATAGTGCCTGAGCCTGATTTAGTAAACGTGCCGCCAGCCGGGACTATCTTGGTGTTCGCCGGGAATACCTTCGCTGCCGAGATTGTTTTCGTATCGTCTAGTGATACGGGCAAGTCAGACGAACCTAACGCGGTAATCAAGGCGTCCACGTCTGCGTATTCGCTGGTGGGCAAAGAGTCAGCAACGCCTCCGCCTTCAACCACCACCTCAAGCCCGTAGAGGTCTTTTATCCGCTGATAATACTTATCTAGTGTTTCCTCTTTCTGCTTGCCTTTGAACAGCCAGGCACAGGCGATGTCCATTGTTGAAAAGTTCGTCCCGTTGGTTAAGAACTTTGCCGTTGCAGGGAATGCTACTGTGTTGCTGGTATCGGTTTGAACAACAATGCCGTTGATCTTGAGGCAATAGTCATTCGGGGCACTCCACCATTCAAGAATGTGGTACGCAGTAATATCAACCGGTGGTGTTACTGCGGCCCGCCTTGTGTCTCCTCCAAATCCAACCTGTATGTCGCCCGAACCGTTCGGGTAAAGGTCAGGGTCGGTATCCGTGCCAAGTAAGAATCCGCCCGTGCCGGATGTGCATTTCACGACAGCGATAAAGTGATAAGCATCGAACCCGTCGCATGCCGTGAACCTAAACTCAGCGTCGGTAGAATCGCCGCGAACAACGCCACGACCGCCGATCTGATTGATAACAAACGCCGCACTTCCGTGCTGTGTGATCGTACCGCCACGCAAAGAGTAGTCCGTTGGGTTAGCGTCAACCGTTCCGTTGATGCCGCCAAAGTACCAGTAATAGGATTGATGGGGGTCAAACTCTAATATGCAATCGGGATTATCACGCGGGAACGATGGCACAGAGCGTTCCGTTGTGAAGATCGAGCGAGGGTTTTGGAAGTTGGACAATGCCCAGGGATACGGTGCTGTCTGTCCGCCTAAGTCCGCGTGATTCTCTGTTACCTTATCCCCGATGCTGTGAACAATTACCCGTTTGTCTATCTGATCTTGATACGCACCGACCGGGATGTTGTAGTTGCTAACCGAAGTGATCTCGCAGTCACGACGGATTACAATTGCACCTTGAACGTTGTTGTTCTCAAGATGAATTCTGCCCGTGATGCCGTCGCCTTCTGCTAAAAGGAAGTAAGCGATGTTTTCAGATTCGCAGTTAGATATAGTCAGCCCGCTGATAGCCCCGTTAGCGTAAATAGCGGCCCGTGGACGCCCTGCAATGATTAGGTGCTGGGTGTTGAAGGTCATATTCCCTGACCCGCCAGCAAGGGCAACAATATTGATGTTTACCGCCGCATCTAACGGCGTTCGATGTAAGGTGAAGTGGTTCGCGTCAACTACACGGATGTAATATCTTTGGTTAGCGTAGATGCCCGTCCAAAGTGTTCCCGAAGTGACAACATAGCAACTATCCTGTGAGGTTAGCCCGTGAGCCGTCGATTCAATTACGTTCGATGCAATTGCTGTACTTGCTACGACCGGATTAACTGTTTTAGGTGAAATATCGTTATTACCGTTGAACGTGCAATTGTTTATCGAGGTAGTACCCGAACCCAACAGCCTCATACAATCCGCGTTCAGTTCGTTCAAGCTTGGATTGAAGTCGCAGCCCAAGAACCAGAATCGAGTGTTAATGGAATTAGCCTGAAAGCCCGTGACGGTCGGGGCGGTGAAAGTAGAATTTAGAAATGAGACTCCGGTACACTGCCACGCTGCCGGGCCAACGGTATCCTCGATCTCAACACTTATCTCACCGTTACGAAATACAACGGTGTCAAAGTGGATCATGAACGAGCTATCAGGATTCTCACCTGAGATATACACGCCTTTAGCCCCTGTCCTGTCTTTCAGGTCAAGAGCCATATCCTGAAACTTTATATAGCGGCTGGGAGCGGAAATATTGAATAGGTTGGCGTTGTTCGCGGTCAAGGCAAAACTAGAACCCGTGGTCGCGTCCTGGTGAACGCCCTTGCCTCTAAGAATCGTAGAATCGTTTACTTCTATCTCGCCTGCGGTCAAAGATTCACCAACACGCAAATGCTTTAGACCGCCATCGGATAGACCTTCAATTACATCCTCAAACCCTGACGCCGGCAGCAGGTCAGCTTCCGTTTCCGCGTACGGAAGATCGCTCCATACCGTTACACCATCACCGATCTTCATGCGTGACGGAACAGCAGGGTCGCCCGAATCCTCAATACCTATTTCAGCACGCAGAAGTATCGTGTCGCCATCCCACCCCGCGGCGGTGTTGCGTTTATGCCTGGTAATGCTGTCGTAAGTCTTTCTTGGCACTAACCGAAGCCTCCGTCCATAATGTAGCCAGCACCGGGGTCGCCAGCCGTCAATACCGTGCCCGTGTTCGTCTTTAACCGAAACGTCACGTTGTGTGCCCAAGACTTATGGGCATCGTGGTTGCGTGAGTAGCTTTCTATGCGGACGTTCTCCCAGACCTGATCCCATTTATCTCTAAAGTAAAAGGGATTTGCCCGCCTAGCCTGGTCGTTGAATCCGTCGAATATCATTCGATACGCATCCGCCTGTGCAACCGATTGCTCCGCTATCTGTATGCCGTATTCCCATCCTCGCGGAGCTGTAGGTGCAACTTCGTTAAAGTCCTCGTTTGCATCTTCGTACTCCCAGCGGTCGGTAATCTTGTCGTAATCCGGTGATACTTCCAAGAACCTTGTCGGCACAACTATGCCCGTACCCGTAAGCAGGTCGGCACTTGGGAAATAAAGAGGAACACCCTTAGACCAGCAGCCAAATTTGATGTTCATATACAACATCACCCGCCGCCTTTCATTCGTCGTTAGTACGCGGTTATAGATAAGGGCTTCGTGGAAGTATCCTTTCCATTTTCTAGCACCTGAATCCAAGTCTTTCTGTCTGCCGATCTGGAATCCGTCTAATGTGACCGTCGTGGGATTGGTCATTTCTATTAGTTCGGGGATCTGTGACATTGGAGCTTCCATCGAATCATCCGCGTATTCCGTGTCAGACTTTCGATAGGTATAATCCGCACCAAACGAAAAGAACTGCGTGCCGGAAGTTTCCGAAGTTATCCAGTCGCCGGAAGTCTTGCCGGAGAGAAGTCCTCGGTTAAGATTGAAGGTTGCATCAGTGTGCGAACCGACAACAAAGATGTGCTGTGTGGCTTGGTTGGCACTCGATGAAGTAGCTAAGGGATTAGTAGTTGAACCATCGAACAGCCACCCCGGATGCCCGTTTAGAACTTCCTCCACTAACGTCGGTGCATTCGATGCCTGGACAACGTGCAACCCGTTCCCTGATGCATCGTTAATATTCCCGCCCGTGCTTGTATTTGGGTTATACAAGTACCAGCCGAGCAAGCCCGATGTGGGGATGAGTCCTGTTAATGTCCAGTCGATTATCATTATTCCTGTGCGATCATCCTTATCTGCTGCCGTGCCATTCCATTACCTTCAGCGTCAAACTTGAGCATCTTTCCGAGCCACGTAGAATCATCCGAGACCTTTAACGTGATAGTGACCGGCACACCTTTAGCTGGCTGGTTTACATTTGCTTCTTGTATCGCGTCCTTTTTGCCGGAGTATGCTTGGCCTTGATTTGAGGTGTCGCGTTCTGTGGAGCCTGAGCCACCAGAACCTGATGCCGACGAAGAGAAAGATGAAGATGCCGCCGTGTTTTGTTTAGGTGCAACTGCCCTTCCGAGTAGTGCCGCACCCACCGCGATCCCGGCCCACAGAGCTGCTGATGCAAAAGCGTTGCCCGCCGCAGCGTAATTGCCCGTAGCTAAGAATAGAAAGCCGTATGCCGCCGCTCTGATAGCTTGCACTGCCGCCTCTGCCGCAATCTGAGCAAGCGTAGCGGCGAGAACTTGGCGAAGGGCAGCAGGTGCGGACTTGCCGTAGAGAACGTATTGCTGGATCGCTGAACCGATGCCCGCCGCAAGATTTCTAAAGGCATCAGCAGCAACGTCGATAATGCTCACCTGTTCGCCTAATGAATCAAGGGCAAGTTCTAGCGTTTCAAAGAATCCAAGTTGTGAAACTACAAACTCTTCAGCAGCCGCTTGGCGTATCGATGCAAGTCGTTCCTGAAACTCTTCCTCTGATAAAAGGGCTTTTTCACGGTAAAGCTCTTCTATTGCCTCACGCTGTCCGATCTCAAGTTCGGCAACGGTTAGACGGGCAATAGCCGCATCTTTTTCAGCCTCTAAATCCTCTTGACGTTGTGCTTCTTTACGTGCGGCTTCCGCTAATTCAAAATCCCGGAGTGCCAACACTGCGGCATTACGGGCACTGGCGGACTCGTCACGATTCGGTATCTGCTCGGCAGCCCTGATGTTGTCCTGCAAGGCCCCGCGTGTACGGTTAGCAATAACATCCTCAATATCGCGTTCAGCCTTTAGAGAGTCCTTTTGAATCTCTAACAGATCGCGGTAAGTGGCGTTATATTCGTCAAGTGCCTGCTGCTTTTCACGGTCGGCCTTTTCTTGGTTCCGTTCCTGTTCCTTTAGGTCTTTCTCCTGTTCTTTTGCGTCCTTTTTACGCTGATCCTCAATGGTCTTGCTAATGCCCGCGGTTTCTCGCTTGATCTCATTGTTGAGAGCCGCTAACGAGTTATTAGCCTCCAACCTAGCTGTCTCAAGTTCCGTCCCGGTCTTGTCCGTTGAGTCAATCGCAAAAGCATTCTTTATAAGTCCAATGACAACTTGCTTATATCGAAGAACGTTCGCTTTAGACTTTTCAAAAAACTCCTGTTCTGTAATGGTGCGTTTAAGAAAAGCCTCCTCTAAGCTGTCTTGGGCTTCCTTGTACTCTGCACGCTGACCCGCCAGCATCGTGGCATTATGCCGTTCGCGTGCCTGAAGCTCTTTCTTGAACTCTTCCTCGCGTTCCTTTGCCCTTTTCTCAGCGGCTTTCTTTGCATCTTCCTCACCGGCCTCATCTAATTTCTTTTGAGCGTCGGTCTTAGGACTGCGGGGAGACGTGTAATCTATTGCAGGGGCAATCTGCCTGTTCTTTTGAATCTGTGCCCCGCGTTCGTCAATATCTTCAAACAGCTTTAAGATCGCACCAATATTTGCCTGGCCCGCGATTCCGGGAATGTTCGCGGCCTTAAATCCTTCGCGGATAATATCGGTCAGCGTATATTCCCGATTAGCCCTTGCTAAATCTCTGAACCCTTCTGCCGCTGCCGCAAGAACATTTCCGGCGGTCGTGCCCCAACTTTTTAGTTCGTCCTTGTTCTTGGCAAGCCAGGCACTAATATCTTTAGCCATTGAGCTAAAGACCGGAATGAGTTCAGTGCCTATCGTTCGCCCGACGCCCGCTAGTTGGGCTTTGAGCGTGTCCAATTGGTCGCCAAACGCGTCGGCGGCACGTGCGGCTTCGTCGTCAATGGTTACGCCAAGTTCTTTGGCTTGACGGGTGAGTTTTGCTAGATCGCCGTCAAAGGATTTAATGAACGGCAAAAGGTCAGCACCGGAACGCCCAAACGCATCCTGAGCCGCCGTCATCTGTTCAATGCCCGGTGGTAGCTTTACTATTGTGGTGAGTGCTTGACTTAATGCGGTGTCTAGGTCGGTAGAAGTGACGCCTAATCGCTCAAGTTTTGCTATTGCCTTATCTGACCCGTTCCCCGCCTCACCGATCGTCTTGGCGAACCTAGAAGATGCTGCTGTTACCGCATCTAGCGAAGTGCCGCTTTGATCCGCTGCAAACTTTATTGCCGAAAGCGTCTCAGCCGTTAACCCCGTCTTTTCCGATGCGTCAAATATCTGTGCCCCGAACTCTGCCGTGCTTACGGAAAGGTCAAATAGTGCTTTCGTAGCAACTAACGCTCCCGTGGCAATCGCCACAACCGCAGACGCTGCCAATGTTGCCGGACCTGCAAAGGATGACAGCGTACCGCCAAGTGATTTGGTGGTATTGTCTAAGTCTTTTGTCTCGCGTTCCGCACGGTTCAACGCTGCAACAGCTTCGGAGCTGTCGCCTTTGATCTTCAGCAAAAGAGCGAGTTCGTTGCCTAAAGCCATTTACGCCCTCCGCTGTTTTGTGGTAAAAGAATCTTATGGTTGGACTGATACAAATAGTGATCTACCTGCTTGCCGTGTACCTGATCTACAAAGGCGTGGAGATATTCCAAGTCGCGTATATGGCCCCGCTCACCCACAAGCCCCGGCAAAATGGGATAGTTGTCGGCATTGCCGCCATTTGTATTGGCGGTGCGATTGCGATACTTGCCATATTCGCCGCCGATGGAATGGCAGTGAAGATCGGCAACACGCTGAATCGTTAAATTGTTAGCTATCGCCTCCAAACAATTTCCCCACTTCTATCGCTATCAACCGAGCCTGCTGTTCTCTACAGTCACCGTCGTGGTGGTTGAGCCTGACCGTACAGGCAACGTCAAAATCTAAGGCAGCGTATTCGTCCGCGATCCCTGCAAGATCACTTGGCCTTTGCCCGCTGTTTCGTGCGGCTATTGCTAGCAAGAGAACCTCGTTCGGATTTTCGAGGAAAGGTTCCGAGCAACTTGCTCACTTCACCTCCCGCCGCTACCCATTTGAAAAGGAATTCCAGGTCTTCGTCCGGCAAGTCGCCCGTGGTTACTTCGTTGTCGTTCTTCGGGTCTTTGATAACGATCTTTGGCTCAAAACTCAGCTCAAGTAATCGGTCAAATATCTGGTCAACCGCGTTCAGATTCTTTATTGCGTCGCCGTCACCTTCACCGGGCTTAATAACCCCGGCGGCTATCCACTTTTCGACCGCTTCCGATGCCGCACTCTGCGGTAGATGCCCTAACTGAAACAGTGCCGCAAATTTGGAAGGCTTACGGAACTTGTAAACAAATCCGCTCGGCCCCGTGACCTCAATAATGGTCGTCTCAATCGACTTAACGTGTTCGCGTAATCTTGATGCTGCTCCTAATTGCTCACTCATATGCGATAAAGCCCGCCCATACCGACTTACTCAGTATTGACGGGCCCCTAAATCCTCCCAGAACTATGTTGTTTAGATACGGACGGGATGACCCACATCAACCCGTCCGTATCCGTCCTTCAGGGTAGCGAAGGATACTAAATCTGCCACCAATAATTACCGAGCGAGTCCGCCGCTGTTCGTGACGTGATCGCCTTAGCACTAAAGGTGAACGGCGTTTGCCCGCGGACCTTTGAACCGAACTGGACGGCAAGCCCAGCCGTGTTAAGGGCATCGTACAGATGAACAACAAATCGCTTTGTGTCATCCATCGGCGTAGTACCGATAAGGGCGACCGCTGCGTAAGGCAACGCGGCCTTTGTGCCAAGCGTCAGTTCCTTGTATCCGGTGTCGGTATCGTAAGTACCGAAGCCCGCCATCAGTGCTGTCAATACGTCCTCGTCAAACACCTGGACCAGATTGCCGGTAAGTTCAACGGTCGAACTGTCGATCGACGTTTTGACCGGGAATGGCGTTTCATCAACGAAGTAATCCGTCTTTGCGAAGTTGATGGTTAGCGTGGAGCCTTCCGATGTGTGTCCTAAATGAACAGCGTCGGGGTTAGCTGTGGCGTCCGGTGTACCGTCCGCGTCCAGCGTCAAGCGGTTGCCCGCCGTTGGTACAGCAACGTCATACCAAAGGTCGGCAAAGCCAAGCGTGATAGTAGTCGAATCGTAATTTTTTGCAGTGCCTGCCATTAGTTAATTTTCTCCTCTGGTTTCTTCTTCGCTAACAAAGCATCAACTTGTTTGAGAACGTCTGCCGGTGCATTCGTCACGTCAATACTGGCTGTGCCCTTTGGCCCGAATCCGATATTGCCCGTGCCCGTGATCTGGCAGATTTCCCGCCACACCGACAACGCGGCATTAGCCCCGACTGCCTTTTCAACCTGTTCGTAAGTAACCGCTCGTGGTGTGCCCATATTTACTCTCCCGTTAGTGTGTATGTGGCCCTTACCTGCCACTCTTGATAAAACTGTGTTGCAGCCTTGTTCATTTGCTGCGGGTCAAATCCTGTTTCTATGGTTAGCAGGGCCGATTGATTCGCTCCTGCCCCTGTGTTCGTTGTGAAGGTCGTGCAATTTCGTATCATCGACCTCACCGCTTTGTCATAGCTTCTCGCCTGTGCAAGTAATTCGGACGGGCTGGGATTCTGTACCGTGATCTCGAATGCGGCTGAATACGCCCCGTCTATAAATGTTTGCTGGAAACTCTCTGCCGAGTTATCCGATAAAAACTGAATGCACGGATACACCGGAACATTCTTTTCGGCTATCGACGTTTCAAGTCTTACCAATGACTTCAAAGCCGAGCCGTGTGCCCAAAGCAAAGCGTCTGCCTGGTTTGCCTCGATGTAGAGCAAAAGGTTCTCTGCTACTGCACGGGCGTTTAGTATCTTTTCGGCTGGCGTCCACGGCATTAAAATCCTCTGAGCGTCTTGAGTTTGGCATTCCCTACCAACTGGACTAATTTGTCCTGTATCGGCTGAAACAGCTGCTTTCTATCGGCATCCGTTATGTCTATCGGCGGACGGGCTGCCATATTCTTAGTGCCCGACTGGTGGTAACGTGCTTTCGGGTCTTTCGTGCCGATTGACATCTCCTGAGCTTTCTCCTCGAACACGTGGTCAGGGTGGCTTTCCGTTGTAAGCGATTGCTTTAGGTCGCCGCGTGCCTCAAGTATCTTTTTGCCCGGATACTTCTTTGCCTTGATCCGTGCGTAGGAAGGCTTAAGCGGTTGCCATTTATTGCCTCTGCCTTCGCCCTCGAACTGCTGCTTTTCGATCTTGCGAAACTCCGATGCTACCGCCTTCCAAGTCCCCAATTGCCGAAGGTCAACTAAGCCCGCCTCAACGCCGCGAAATGCGGCTAAGGTTTCGGATACGCCTTCGATCTCGGCTGAAAACTTCATAGGATCGCTGGAGCCTTGCCGTGCCGTTTACAGAAAATCTTCCAAGTAACGTCCGTGCCCTTTGGCTGGATCGTATCGTTGGCGTCTATCTCGTAAACATCATCGTCAACCTGAATATGCGTAGCCTCATTCATCGGATCTGTTAGCTCGTCGCCTAGTGCCACTTCAAGCAAAAAGTTCTGCCTGAATTCCGAATATTCAAAGAACCATTTGGTGCTGATCTGATGCACCACTTCAAAGTCTCTTTCTGCGTCCGTAGAGGGCCTTAGAAGTAAAACTTCCGTGTTAGGTGAGAACAGCCGGCGGCGTACCTTATCGAACGCTCTGCCAGCTTTTGCGATAATGTCCTCATTGCCCACTAAAACCACTCCAAACTAGACACCGCGTCTATCGTCCCGCCTGTCTCGTCAACGAGTAAGGCTTGCCCGTATCTGGCTAGCAACTTATTTCTAAATGACAGCCGCGACATTCCGATAGTGTTTTCAAAGAACTCGATAGAACCGACTTTCTTAATGTCGTTCGCTTCGTCGGCTATGGACGCCCAAGTTGTAATGTCCAGGAGCGTTCTCGCCCACTTAGCGTTTGAAATATCCTGAGCATCCGCACTTACAATGCTGAGTACCGATGCTGTATCGGACATCATCATTATTTCGCCAACTATTACTAGCTGTTCCGCTGTCGGAGTTGGTACGGGTGCAGGCATTCATTAACCCTTCTTTTTGCCCTTTGGCTCGTCGTCTTTAGCCTCTTCTTTAGCTTTCTTAGCCGGAAGCTTTTCAACGATGTTTTTGAGATTAAGGGCGACGTTTTCCAGATCAAGTACGCGGCGAAGTTCTATATCCCTCACGTGGTACGTTGTGTCCAGAATCTCCGCCCCGAACTTTTCGGCAAGAGCAGAGACGGCGGTTTTAATGTCCGCCTCTGCTGTGCCCCTTCGTGCTGCAACGCTTGCTGTTGTTGCCATTACTACTCCTAGACTGTCGGTGCTGTGTAGCCGGTCGGGATCGCGTAAGTATCAGCTCCGAAGTAATAGACCAAAGCCCCGGCCCTGTTCCACGCACCAAAACCGGCACGACGCATAAACTGCTTCTCGTACCACGGATGGTCGTTGCGTTCGCCCACCTGCTTGAATCCGCGAAGGCTAGGCTCCACGTCCTCACGCATTGCGATAGGCTTCTCGCCCTCGGTAGTGACCGCGATGCCGTAGTTGGTCGGCAGTGAACGCCATTCAACGATCCACACGCCGTCAACGTATCCGAGCAAGTCACCGGGCAAGGTTGCACCAAGCGAACCGCTCAGGGTTGCCGTGGTCGATCCCGGATTGATATTCGGGTCCGCCACTTCAACGAAGTTGGCAAGTGCTTTGGTGGTTGCTACCTGTGCCGTGCTAATGAACATGACCACCTGCCCACCGTTTTCCGGGTGCTGCATTAGGCGTTCATAGATCGTCGGGTACGGGTTGGCTGCGTCCGCAATAGCGGCATCTTCCGCGATGAAGTGCGTTGAGGTTGCCCCCATGTCACTGCCCGCCGTCAAGTGGTATACCTGCGAGTCGCCGTTAGCGATCGGCAGTACCGTCAGCGAACCGTGCTCAGGGTCAACGAACGTTCTGTTCGTGTTCGTGAACAGCGATGCAAGTAGCTTATCCCGCAGCCAGCGTGAATCCGCCATCTGCAAGGTCGCCTGCGTGCGGGCAACTTCACCAACGGTCAACTTCTCGCCCGTGACGTAGTTATAGCCCCACGCGGTTCCGCCCATCTCGATGGGGAACGCCAGGTCGTACTTACCGGAAGGCTTGATCGGCAATGCACGCCCTGATTCCTCAATAGGCTGCAACCTTGCTCCGGTGATCGACTGAAAACGTGTTTTGAAGTTCGTGGTTCGCGTGACAAAGAAATTCATCAGCGAATCCATCTGTTTATTGTGTTCGGCAACGGCCTGTGAAATAGCCGTGTTTACCGTTCCGACCCCAACCTCTGTGACCCTTTCGTTGTAAAGGTCCTGGAGATTGTGGAAACCATACAAAATTTGATTAGCCATTGTTCAATCTCCTTAAAGCTCTACTGAAAGAATCTTGTCTGCGGCTGTGCCGAGACGCTGCGACCACGCCGGAACTACGCGACCGACAAGCTTGGTAGCCGTACCAGCGGCGTCGCCAAGTCGTCCGTCAGTGTCCGACACGTAGATAGGGGCGTTGTACGCCTGCGTGAAAGTGAAGCCATCGAGAAGTCCGCGTTTGACCGCCGTAACCGGCTCGTTGATTGCGGCTGAGTTAGTTGCAATACCCCAGATATTGTTCTCCGTGGTATCCGTGCCGTTGCCGTTAGTGAACTTCCCCGCCGCCTCAATGCGAACGGGAGCACCGGCGACAATCGCCTCGACAGCGGGCAGCGTCAATTGCTCGTGTGACTGGACAATATCAATTTTGCCCGCCACTGCGACTGCTATATTCGCCATGTGATTTGCTCCTTAAAAGTGGCTTCGCACTGATCTCGCGTGTGCCGCTAGTGCCGCTTGGTCAGCTGGCGTTGGGTCACTGCCCTTAGCGGGCGGCGGATCGGGCGTATTGCCTACTTTGGTTGGTAGTGGTTCAGCGTCCTGCTTCAGGGCTGGTAGAAAGTCTGCAAAGTTTTGTTCTGCAAACTCGGTGAATGGCAATTCTTTATCGCCGGTGCGGATGAAAGCGACCTTCGTTTCCTTTCCGTCTTTATCTTTGTCGGTCTTTATCTCGAACGATGCGTCAGGATGTTCCGCCATCAGCTTCTTCAAGACAGGAACTTTGTAGCCGTGTGTCGCCGCTACTTCGCGGTAAGACTCCATCTGGCTAAGTTCCTTATGTGACCTTTCAAGTTCAGGCACTTTCTCGACAGCGGACTTTAACTCTTCGGCTGTCTTGCCTATCTCAACAAAGGCTTTCAGGTCTTTTGGCTCAACACCTAAATCCTTGTAAGCCTGGAACTGCTTTGCTTCGTCGGCGGTCAATTGCACCGTGCCGTCTTTGGGCAGTTTGTCCTTCAAGTCGCGGATCTGACTCCGGTACTGAAAGTTTTCATCGAACAGCTGAGAGGCTAGTTTCAAACCATCATTGCTATTCTTTTCAAGTAACCTTTGAAACGCTGCTGCCGGGTCGCTTTGAGCCGGGGCTGGTGTATCTGACATAAACTCCTTGAGTTTGGTAAACACGAAAAAGCCCGCACAATGGCAGGCTTAACCTGATACTGTGCGGGCCGTGGTTCCTTTCGGAAGCGTGACTCTTTAAGTCTTAAAATTAGTGCGGACGAATCCGCTTGCTAATCTTTTAACATACTACTGGTTGTGGTGCAAGTACTTTTTTCACGTTCTGGCAGGGTAAACGTTAAAATGTCCGCCGTGTTAGCGTTGGGAATATATTGAACGGTTTCTAAGCGTTTCAAATCTCTAGCAGCGATTCCCGTCGGGGTAGTCCGTGTCTGAATTGGAACTCCCGCCTCATCAGCCCAAAGCATCAACTCCACAATTTCCCCCATCTTTGCATCACGCATCACTTTCATTGTCATAATGCCTTATTCTATCACGCCGCCTGCCGCCTAGATGCCGCGATCCTCTCAATAATAATCTTCGCCCGATCAAAGTCCATTTCGATAAGCAAGGTGAGCAACGCCACCCGATGCTCACGTTCGTACTCGTACGGCGTTTTGGTACGCTGTGAAGCCTTCACTATTCTGATTTGGCGGTTATCGCTCATTTCATCAACAAAACCAGCAATGCCACAACGAACATCCATTTAGCCAATTCGCCTATGCGATCCGTTAAGCCTTCACGTCCGCCAAGAAGTAGATAGACGAACGCTCCAACGATCAAGATTATTAGTAATACGCTCATACTCTCCTCGTTTTATACTTCCCGTCCGGCTGGGCCTGAATCTCCGCTTCGCCGTCCTCGTCAAAGTAACTCCACGTGCTCGGCTCGTTCCTGATTCGGGCACATTCTCTAGCACAGTATATTGCTGCTTCTTTCATGGTTTTATTCGTTCACGTCGTCGCTGAATTCAAATTCACAAAGGCAGAAGTTCTGACATATCCTTGTACCGATTTCCTGCATATCCTCGACAGCCACCCACCCGCGATCGGCATCGGCAGTGCATTCACTGCACCCCTCTTTCGAGTTCTGTATCAGCCGAACCTTAATATCCGTCACGCTATTTTGCGTCTGCTCCGTCCGCATCGTTTCGTGATAGCTCATTACCACGGAACTCGAATAACTCTTTGCCCTGTTCGGTGTCACGGCCTTAGCGATCTTGCCTTGTGCCAGCTTTCTAGCGAACTTTTGCAAATAGGTGTATTCGCGTTTGAGTCTCGATCCAACTTTTCCCCAATCCGCTTGGCTCATCCTTGCCCGCCCGCCTCTGCCGACGCTGGATGCTACGAGGTGTGATGATTTGAGCAACTCCCTCATTTCTATCTCGAACTGGGCAATGCCTATTTTGCCGTCCGCGTACTTCTTGCCAATACGCTGTGCTTCCTTACTAACGAAGGCAGTCAACTTGTCGATCTCCGCCCGTACCGCCTGATTCGATACAACCCGCCCGTTCTGCCGGAACTGCTTGGCAGATTCGTCGTAAACGATATTGAGTACCAACCCACCATCAGGCATTTACGTTACTACCGTCCGCTTACCATCGGGAGTCCAATGGCTAATGGTAATCCCTGATTCAGTCTCAACACTGCTAACGAATACGCATTTGCCTTGAACATTCGGATTAAGGAAAGCAACACCGTGATCCCAATAGTCTATAAGTGCGTCTGTGGTTGCGTTGCTTGTGCTGACGATTCCCGCCTTCACCACAGCACCGGCCGCGACCGTTCCGAATAACGCCATTATGAAATTACGTCTGTTCATTTCTAGTTCTTGCCTCCATCATGGCCGCCAACTTCCTGCTTACCCTTTTCGCCATCGCTATCGCTTTCTTTACCTCAACGGCATTTGGCGGACGCTTACTGAATTCGTTTATTGGGGGCTTTCTACGCATTCAACTCCAATGGTGAAGATGGAAGCCTTCGCGGTAACGTCCCACCATTCGCTAACCTTTGAGCATCAATAACCGCCGGGTCAGTGTCGGGGTCGGACGTCTCTTCCTCTAGCCTTTTCTCGATCTCGTCAATCTGTTCATCATTATAACCCGCGATGAGAAGCGTTTCCCTGCTGTCCACAATCTCGGACATAAGCACCGCACGCTCTGCTTTGGCTTTGGCTAGTTCTTCGTCCTCCATCGCCGTAGTTTGCACCAGCACGCTAGGTTTAAGGTTAAAGTCCAATTGCCCGTCCTGATAACTATTCAAATCAAACTGCGAGAACTTCGCCTGCTGATCTGTTCTGGTGTTCCAAGTGCCGTCCTTTGACCTCAAGCCTCCAATGGCTAGCTGCATCTGCCGAAGCTTTACTAGTTGCTGATTGTAGAAGCCCTGCACGCCGTTCAAACGGTTCTGTGCCGGGCCGAGCATCCTTTCCAGTGCCGCTCCTGATAATTGGCTGTTCTCTTTGATTATCGTAGCCGCTTGAAGCTCAGGATAATCATCGTGGAAGGATGCCAGCAAGTCTTTTAGAAACGGGTGAGCTTCAGCCAATTTCAGCTTCGACGCAAGGTCTAGCACGCTTGCACCTTCCTCTGACTTCAGCACCGCCCAATGCAATCGCGGGTCCTGGAAGTCCACTATTTCACTATTGCCCCGGTTGCTGGCTCCCGTGATTGAGATAACATTCCCTTTCGTGGAGATTATCACCGGCGATTCTACCGTTTTATGGATGTTATCGTGCAAGTGAGACGCTAACGTATTGACCTCATCCACCTTGTCAAAGTCCTTGCACGCGGGAACGCCATAGCCTCCGCCGTCATCGCTGTGCATAATAAGCACTGCCGGGCAGAATCCATAATCGTTATTTTCTACCGATGCCTGCTTACCTTCCGGTGTGAAGGGAGCATTGTTTTTGAAGTATGAATAGGTTTCCTTGGTAACAACCTTTTTATAAGTGAAAGTTCGCTTTTCTACCCGATCATAGACAGGATATTCCACGGTGTACGTTTGCAGATCCCCTGTGCTGTTTAGCTCGAAGTCTGTTATCTGTCCGGGCCAAATGGTTTTGTGCAATATCTTCTGCCGGAAAGCGTCGTCAATGACCTCCACCAGCACCATCCCAGTAGCCGCCGCATACCGCTTTATCATTTGCGATTCGGCAAGGAAGTTTCCCCACTGGTCTAGCTGGGCAATGGCATCGACTAGCTTCTCGTCCGTGCCGTCCGATACCGGAGTGACCAATGATTCAAAGTCCTCATTAGCCGCCGCACGCCAGATGTTATCAACGTAGAAATCAACGATCTGCGGAACAGGGTTATAGATAAGCCTGGTGTGCTTATACATTCCCCGTTCGTTTAGATACGTTGTCCAACTATCGCCGGTACGCTTGGAATAGATCGTGTTGGCGTAATAGGAATAGTAATGACCGTAGACAGAACTACGCTCTTTAGCATCCTGCCCTTCGGTAAGTGAACGAGGGTCTTGAAAGGCTCGGAATCCAGCTCTAACTGCGATCATTGTTCTGCTCCAGATTGACATTGTTTATAGACTAAGTGCGTTAAAGATTCCTCGTTCTTGTTCGGAGACGGCTAGATACGGCCCATTCAACTCATTAAACGCCAATGACCCGCCATCTACCTGATCGTCGTGCTTGCCGTGCGGGAAGCTTCTAAGCTCTTCGATAAATGCTTTGTTCCACGGACCTGCTATTAGCTTCACGTTGCCTGCGTTCACTTGTGACGAGAACGGATCTGCACGAATCTCTTTTGCATTGGTCGAAGGTTCCGTGGATACCGGAAACCCTGCCAGCATCCTTATAAAGTTCTCGGCCGATTCCTTTCCCCCAGAACCGGGTTCCTGTTCGCCCTTGACCTTGCACGCTATGCCGTCCGTTTGTGCGGTCTGCAATATCGTTCTATCTCTGGTAGCGGTATCCCACTGACCTCGAATCACATCCTCGATGTAAAAGATGCCATCGTGCTTGGACATCTTTACGCCGGCCGTCCAATCGCCACCGCCAGCGGTAGCAGCCTTATCCCAGCCCCTGCAAGATCGTGAGCCGACGGGCACGGCATCAACTATTTCTAGTTTGTCTACGTGGAAGAACAATCCCTGTTTAGCCGTTGGACGCTGCTGATACAAAGCCCCGAAATGATACTCACCAATTCGAGCTTTGATCTTGGATAGCTTTGCTTCGTTATACCTTTCAGGGCAAAGTGCGTCGCCTATCGGTCGTGAATCCTTTTCCAGTGAGCAGGATTCGGGAAGCTTCGGTGGTTCCTCTGCTATTGCCGGCAAACATACAACGTGCCAGTTCTCAGGCTCTTCACCTTGTGTTTCCTCACTTAGCAGCCAGCCTGATAAATCGTCCTCATTCCAGCGAGTTTGGATAATGACAATGGCTGCATCTGGCTCCTGTCTGGTGTAGAACGTGGATGAATACCATTCCTTATGCTTTTCGCGGATTGTTTCGGATGCAGCTTCTTCAGCATTCTTTATCGGGTCATCGATTATTCCTAGATGAAAGCCTTTACCAGTTATCGAGCCACCGACGCCTGCAGCCCACAGCCCACCGCCTTCGGGTGTTTCCCAATGCTTTACCGCCGCTACATCATCCTTGACCACGCCACCGCATTTAATGAAGTTCTCGCGGGCCGCACGGCTTAACGTATAGGCAAGGTCAGCCGAATAGCTATTGATGCCGACAAAGTGGTGCGGATTGCGTCGAAGGTAGTAAGCCGAGAACAATCGTGAGAACAGTTCCGACTTACTGTGCCGCGGCGGAAGGAATATCATCACGCGTTTGAGTTCGCCGGATGCGACACGCTCTAAGACTTTGGATAATTTCAGACAGTGTTTGTAAAAGTAAAAACGGGGATTAGCCTTGCCGACAAATGCCTGCAAGTTATCCTGCTCTTCTACCCGATGCTCAGGCTGTTTTAGCCTTGCGTACTCCATCAGGTCTTCCGTCGGCCACAAATGCTTCATCAGCATTGAAGGCGGAAGTGAGAGCGGCAAGGTTGAGCTTAACTCCATCCGTTTCACCCTGTGCGAACTTCAACCAATCCAATAAATCTTTTTCGGTCTTAATACTTTCGCCTTGCACTTGCTGGCGAATAACACGCTTTGCGATACGCAATCTTTCGGCACGGGACGCGATCCCGACCATAATTGACAGACGGTCTACTTCACTTGAAAAAGCTATGTCCGCCATCCAGCGTTGAATCGTCTTGTCTGTTTTGCCTATGTCCTTCCCAACTTCTTTGTAAGTGTGGCCTTCTGCCAGCATTACCGCCGCCCGTGATTTCTCCGGTGTCCAGAGAAAAACGGACATTTGGTGGACATTACTTTTAACCGCTTTTAACGCTGGAGCCTTTGCCATCTGCCCTCCAGTCGCTTTGTGAATCCGGCTAAAACTGCCGCTGACTTGATTCGCGTTCCTACTTCGTCTCGTCCGAGTAGTTCTCTTGTGATCGCCTCGATTGCGTCAAAGGTAGCCTTACGAAACTCGGTCATCTGCGGGTCAAGCGGAATCGTGTACTCGTTCGCCACAGCATCAGCAAACCTTTGTCGCCAAATGGCTAGATTCTCGAATGCATCGTGGGCCTCGTCTATGGTTACGGATGACCAGAACACTCCGCCAGGCGTTTGATTCGTTAGCGGATGCCCTTCTCTGGTCATCTGATATATCCATCGAATCTCTGACGCTTCCCATTCCGCATAAGGCAAGACTTCAAGCGTTCTCAGCTCGGGCTGATAGCCAGCATCAACAATGCTTTGAATCCATCGGTACTTTTTCGCGTTCTTCGTACAGGATAAATGCTCAGCGAATCGCTTGGACGGATTGTTGGCCTTGCCCACATAAAAGCATTCGCCCGTTCGCGGATCGAACAAGCCGTAAATACAAGTTGTTTCGGGATTAGTTCTCACTTCTTCCTTTTCGGCCTTTCCTTCCTCTCCGTCCTAACAAATCCTATCTGCGTCTTTTTCTTTGGTGTGCCCGAAGGCGGTAAGTTGGTGTAGCTTCCTACGCCTAGAATGTCTGAGCCGTAGTCAGCGTTTGCGTCCCAGTTGTTTGGTTTGCGTTTCGTCAATCTAGTGCCTCCTCGACCAATTCCGATTCCCTTTCTTCCTTACACTTATCGCAGACCTTGCCCCTTATCTTTCGTCCGTGGTGGATGTCGCACCATTTCTTTAGGCGTTCTATTCGTTGGGATACGGTTTCTGCCATTTTGTTAAACACTTTCGATGCCCGTTTTTATTGCCTCAAGTGCTAGCGGCTCAAGTATGAAATACCCTGCTTTCCGGCTTGGTGTTAAACACTTCACTTCGCCCTCGCTCCCCAACCCTTAGCACCGGGGTTGCTGGTCTTTAGTAAGCCTGTGTGTCCTTGCCAGAATGATTCTGACAGCTGAATGCCGACCGTGCCGAGTACTTGGTTTCCGCT